ATATATCAGGTGGTATTTTACTATTTTTATATTTTTTAACAAAGTCTTTCATCGTCATACCCTTTTTAAGACATTGTATCAAGCAGATACACCACCTACCGCAGGTTGCGATACGAGCATCTTTTTTATTTTGTAAGGGATGACTATTATATAAAATGGGACTATCACTATCTTTTAACATACTTGTTATAAATGGTTGAATACCCAATTGTCTATTAACTTGAGATGAAACCCATTTTAATTGACTATCTGGATATGAACCATAAGAACAAAAGTAATTTATAACCCCATTCTGTCTATATAATGCTACATAATGACCGCTATTTTCGCTTTGTTGATATAGTATTATACAATAAGAACCATCTTTAGGAAGTAATTGTTGTAGAGATTTATTTTTCAATTCATTATATCGTATAACAGGACAACTTGGAAGATACTTATTAATAGTATGATTATCCATAGGTTCTTCTATAACTTCTACAAGTTCCTTTGCTTTTTTAGGTGATACAATTTTTTTTAATAAAGCGTCTGTTTTAACCATTTATATAAAATATAATTATATTATATAAATTATAATAATGGCGAATAATTCTCTCGGGTTATATAGTCAATTTAATCATCTTTTACCTACAGCATTCCATAATTTAAGCGTTCAATCTACGGGTGGTGGTGGTAGTAGCCAAACTCTCGCTCAAACTTTAACTTATGGTAATTCAACTGGAGGTAATGATATTATACAAACATCGGGGGATAGTTTTAAATCTTCTTCTAATAGCGATTTGAAACTGGAATTAGATGGTAATGGTAAAGTTTTAATAGAACAAAATGGTTTTTCAGGAAACGCCTTTCCTATGATGAAATTAGTTTCAATTGATAATAATAATGTAGGAGCAACATTAGAATTCTACCAAGATAATAGTGCGGTTGCTTCTAATGACGAACTTGTTTCTATTAATTTTAAAGGCAACAGTTTAACAACTAACGAAGAGATTTATGCTAATATAGGTTGTTTTATAGATGACCCTACATTTTCATCTATGAACGCTCATATAAGATTTTTAGTAAGAAATAGTGGGACTTTAGGTGTTCCATTAGATATATTTGGTAATTATGTTAAACCTATAGCATTAATGGATAGTTTATCAACTACAGGGCAAATAGGACAAATTTTAAGTTGTAATAATAGTGGAACAGGTGCTCTAAAATGGATTTCACCATTTACAAATATGACTGCTACTGGTGGTGTTGTTAATACTTATTACGAAGGTTTTACTCGCTATACTTCACACACCTTTTTAAGTAATGGTTCATTTACTATTACCTCATATGGTAATAATGTTGTTCCCGAAATAGATATGTTAATTATAGGAGGAGGCGGACAAGGTGGTTCGGGTAATGGTTTAGTCGCTGGAGGAGGGGGCGGGGCTGGTTGTTGTATTCAAATAACAGGATTTCCATTATTATCATCAGCAACTCTTCCTGATGCTACTACAATTACTATAGGTAATGGGGGTAGTGGAGCAGTAGCAGGAGCAACAGGAACTACTGGTGGAACTACTACTGTTGCTTTAACCGCTAATATAATGATGTCTTCTATAGCATTAAGTATTACTGCCCCTGGAGGTGGAGGAGGTGCTGGTTCAACTACGGTTGCTGGAAGTGGTGTTGCTTCTTCTTATACTTTTACTACAACAACAGGTTCAACTACTACTACAATTACACCTACTTCGTCTGGTGGTGGAGGTTCTCAAGGAACAGGTGCTTCTACAAGTGCTACAACATCAGTTTTTAATAGTTCTGTAGGTGATTTATATGGGGCGGAAAATGTTAGAGCAGGAGGTTATAGAGGTGCGTCAGGCTCTACTGTCGTTGCTCGTGCTGGTTGTTCTGGAGGTGGAGCATCAAATAACGGAGGGCAACCTGGTTCAGGAATTCATTATGTAGCAGGAAGTTCATTAGGATATTCTACATACTGGGGTGGTTCATTACTTCGTTATGGAGGAGGTGGTATTGGTGGATATAATGGAACGGTTGTCGTTAATCCCGCAAGTGCTTTATATGGTGGTGGTATAGGAGAGGCAACTGCTTTCACTGCTACTGCTGGAACTGCTAATACAGGAAGCGGTGGTGGAGGTGCTTTTTCCGCAGGAACAGTAGGAGCATCAGGCGGTTCGGGTATTGTCATTATCCGCTATAAGAGTTAATTATAAAAATAAAAAAATGTATTATATTATATAAATTATAATAATGGCGAATAATTCTCTCGGGTTATATAGTCAATTTAATCATCTCTTACCTACAGCATTCCATAATTTAAGCGTTCAATCTACGGGTGGTGGTGGTAGTAGCCAAACTCTCGCTCAAACTTTAACTTATGGTAATTCAACTGGAGGTAATGATATTATACAAACATCGGGGGATAGTTTTAAATCTTCTTCTAATAGCGATTTGAAACTGGAATTAGACGGCTCTGGAACTGTTTTAATAGAACAAAATAATTATGCTGGTAAAGCAGAACCTATATTAAGTTTAAGAACAAATGATAATACCGCAAGAGGTTCTACATTAGAATTTTTTACTAATTCAACTACCCCTGTCGCAGGTGATTTAATCGCCAATATTGAATTTAACGGAAATACAAATCCCGTATTTAATAAGTCGCAATATGGGGTAATTGAATGTCAAATAAAAAATGCTAATTTTGGAAGTATGGCGTCGCAGATGAATTTTGTTGTTTATAACAATAACTTACCTAATGTCCCGTTAATTGTAGAAGATTATTATATAACACCTCTCGCAATCAAAGACACTTTAAGTTCTACTGGAACTGTCGGTCAAGTTTTAAGTTGTAATAACTCTTTAACTGGTGCTTTACAGTGGATTACAATTCCTAACCTTTCAACTGGTATGACCGCAACAGGAGGAACAATAACAACCTATTATGATGGTGGAACAAGATATACCGCTCATTATTTTACTTCTAACAGTAATTTCACAATAACTTCATTTGGTTCTTCTGTTTGTCCTTGTATTGATGTCCTTGTCGTAGGAGGCGGAGGCGGAGGAGGCGGTTATTCTACTACAACTCTCGTTCGTGGAGGAGGTGGAGGTGCTGGGTGCGTTATTGAAATAAGTGATATACCGTTAAATATTGATAGTGTTTTACCTCAAACTATAACTGTAGCAGTAGGAACAGGTGGTAATGCTGGAACTACTGGTGCTACAGGAACAAATGGAATAAGTGGTAATTTAAGCAGTATTTCTATACCATACGATTTAAATAACACAGGTGTCAATAAAACTGCTACACAACTACCTAATTTATTAGCAACCCTTATAGAAGCAGGAGGAGGTGGTGGTGGTGCTTCCAATACCGTCGCCCCTTCTAACGGTGTATCTATAACTAATGGTTATGGTTTTATGACACATTCAGGAACAACTAATACTACAACTGTTCCATCTGGTTCAGGAGGGGGCGGGGCTGCGGGAACATCTGCTTCAGGTGCTCAATCAACCGCAGTTTTTAATAGTAGTGATGGTGATAGAATGGGTGGTTCTCGTATTCGCTGTGGAGGTTTTGGTGGTGGAACTGGTAATACTACTACATCTTCCGCGGCGGGGGGAGGTGGTGCGTCTTCAAAAGCAGGAAACGCCGATATTACACAAGTTTCAGGTGGTTCAGGTTGGACTACTTACTGGTTAGGTAGTAAAAAGTGTTATGCTGGTGGCGGGTCAGGGGGAACATCAGCAACCGTAGTTAATCCTTTAGCAAGTGATATTTATGGAGCGGGACACGGTGGGGCTTTATCTTCTGCTTTTGACGCTACTTCGGCAACTGCTAATTCTGGTTCAGGCGGAGGTGGAGGTGCTACTGTCGCTGGTGCTGGTAATGGTGGTTCTGGTTTTGTTATTATTCGTTATAAAAGTTAATAACCTTTTTATAATAATTATTATAATAAGATTAAGCGATTTGTTGTATATTACTAATAATACTTGGTATTTCTGGATATTGACCTACTACTGCTGGAAAGTGTGATGCTGATGTTGTAGCATCACTGGAATTAAAAAAGACTTCTATATATTGTCCTGCTGTTAAAGATATAATAAATTCACACATCGGGAAAGTCTCACCATCTTTACCATTAATTCTAACCTGACTACCTGAACGGGGGACAGGTGTTCCATTTACAGCAATATAGATTTCACAAGGGGTCTGTTGAGTAGTTGTTTTATCAAGTTGGATGCTATAAGTAAAACGATAAATACCTGTTCTTTGAACGAATATTTTAGAACCACTATAACTTGTGTATTGTGCTATTTCTGTAGTATTATAAGTAATTGGTGTAGGTGTGTTCGCTCCTAAAACAGTTTGAGTTTGAGTGCTACAAAAAGACCCATATGCTATAGTTTGAGACCACGGTGGAATATAGGAAGATTGTATATATCCTGTTGTAGGGTCAATAAATTCTGTTCTACTCATATTTATAATATATATTTATAAAAATTGTAATTTTCATTAGTAATAAAATAATGATTATATCTTGAATTATTAGTCCAGTAAAGATTATATAAATACCATTTATTTATAGTAATAGGTGGTAGAATTTCTCTAATAAGTTTCATATTAATTTATATGAATATTATTTAATTATTTATTTAGCGTTTCATATGTCGTTTTAATTTACCGCCACTCATACCCATACCTTCAGCATCTTCCATTTGACCGCCACTTACACCGCCTCCTGAAGCACCTAAACCAACTGCTCTTTCAATTAATTTTGGGGCAACATTTAAAGCAACATTACCTAAAGCAGAGCCAATGTCTTTTAGGGTGTCTAAAAATGAACCACCTACCATTCTTTTAACATCCCCGCGAGTATATGCGCCCATTTGGGAAGCATCAAGGACATCTTGTTTAGTTAAAATCCCCGTGAATACGCTTGATTGACCCCGCTCACAAACGAAGACCCCGCTATTCATAGTGATTAAACAGATTTCAGGAGTAACTGATTGGTCACTGTTGTTAGTGACATTTAAATTAATTTGTAAGTTGAAGTTCCCTAATGACCCTGGAGCATAGAAGTCCTCGGTCAATTGAATTGCTTGTGCGAAGTCCAACATTAAGAATGAACCTGAAGTCCATAATCTATAACCATTTGGAACTGATGGTGAATAATTACCACCTGCTATTGAATTACGGAATGCTTGACCCGAGAATTCATACCAATTCTGGTTACTGCCCGCATCTCGGGAATATCTATAAAGGTCTTGAATTTGTGCTGATGCTAAAATACCCGATTGATTATTAAAATTGATAGAAATAGAATTAATAACCATACAACTATCACTATCATCCCATAATTGACTTGTCATTGGCTTACGAACCATAAGTATTAACTTGTCGGGGATTTGATTTAATTGAAGGGTTGATGTAGTTAAACTTGCTGATGCTCCTGCTGATAATGGTGTTTGGGAAGTTGTTAAATAACGCGGTAATTCATAATAAGGAACAACATTGCGAGGATTGACAAGGGCATCGCTGGGATGTGGGGTCAAGAAGTTAAAGAATAAACGGGAATTTGAGAATGATGATAAACTAACTGAATATGGAGCAC